TCAGACAGTGTATTGCCATTAGCATCTTTTATTTTTACATGTAAATTGTATGAGTCATCTGCTCCCGATGAATGACCACAGCTATGACTACTATTACCATCTTCACAGTTTTGAACTGAAAAATAAGAATTTAATTGTATACCACCATCCAATTTTTTCTGCGTTGAAGTATAAGTTGTGCTTGATTCTGTGCCATCAATTCCTATTAAAGTATCACTGGCTGATACTTTCATGTCACGGCTTGATTCCAGTTCTCCATTAAATGCTTTACCACAGTGACCTCCAACTGTTGTACCGCAAGTTATTGTAAATCCATTGTGTGTCGAGTTGTTGGATAAATTGCCTGTGCCTGAATTTACACCATCCAAATTATGAGCATCCATGTTGGAAGATGTTGTTCCTGCGTTAGGTAATATATTGGTTGTTGTTGCTGTATCATTTTCTGCTTTAACTGTATTAGCAAAACAACTTGCCAATGCGTAGCAACAGAAAAACATTATTGCGATGGTTTTAATTTTTATCTTAAACTCATCCATTTAATTTTATCTAGTGTGAAGTTCAGGTTCAGATAATTTAGGTTCAACTTTTTCTCTTTCCTTCATACGAGATATATAACTCTTGTAATCAGGTCTTTCAAAATCATATTTAGTCCAAAGAGCTAAAGCTTCTTTTCCAATTTTACCATCGATCGGACATGGTGTTCCTGCTTGTATCATACTTTCAAATACTCTTTCATCTTGGCATAATATTGCAACCGCTGCAACTTTCATACCAAAATCGTTTAAAATCCTAGCTAGTTTAAGTCTTTCACAATTTTTGTCAATAAAATGTTTTCCACCAGATACACCTAAACCAAATGTTTGAACTCCTACTGAAGCTCCAACTGCACACACGTCTTGTGTCATAGAATTGTATGATGGAGCACTAGATGTTGGGGGTGCTGATCTTATATTACTATTACTCGTACTATTTGTAGTTGTACTAGATGATGAGCCAGATTCATAAGTTGTAGCTCCTCCTGTATAGCCTCCCTCGATACTTGTATTACTGCCCGAGACGTTTGTTTGATTTCCTGCAGAATAAGCAGTTGTAGAACACATCAATAGTATTATAAATAAAAATGTAGATAAATATTTCATATAACTATTCGTAAGTTGCATCCTCTTCTCTTTGCATACATTCACAGTTTTCACATTCACAATCTGAACGATCTTCTTTTACACAATGACAGATTTTATTACATTTTGTGCAGTATCTATTTTCCATCTTTTTTTGGTAATCCTTTTGATAACCATGCAAGAAATTTAGTCCAAGGCCAACAAATCGTTTTCCATAGTTTTTTAATCATGTTTTTTCTCCTCAATTTCGTAAAAGAAGTTGTCTGTGTCTTCAGTACACCATCTACTACTATCTTCAACATTCCAATCACTTGTTTGTACCTTCCAGTTAGGAACTTCATTCTTCACTGTAAATGAAGGAATATTCCATATTAATCTATTGTTTGGCTGAGCCGCATAGTTGCCGTTTTTTAAGGCAAGTATATGTGCGCACTTATGTTCGTGCGGTATTTCGGAATGATCCGTATCTACTATATTACTCTCTGGGTGTGCCCAGTCAATAGTAAAAAGATATTTACCGTGATACCATTTTTTATCTTTTCCAATATATTTTCCCGATTGGCTGGCTAAAATATCATAAGTAGTAACAGCAGGATAGTAACTAAAACAATTCCAAAGCTCCAACTCGTCAAGTCTAAGTTTAGGAACTTCTTTGACATCAAATCCTCGCTGTATGAAGGCAGATATCGGTAAACGATAGAAGACAGCACCATTTTCCATAATTGCATGAAAGAGTAAAGCATATCCTGTAATCGATGCCATACCAAAAATAATACAGTCTTCCACTTCTCCATGGTGTTTTTTAAGGTCATAGAGATATTCTCTCCTGACTTGCGCGTAAGTTACAGGTATATTCGCGTTTAAATATGCCATTTATCATATAATCCTTATTATATAATTAATAAAATAACGATAACAACTACAACACCAATTACTAATTTTTTATGATCTGTCCATAGGTGTTCTATTTGATCTAATATATTCATGTTTCCTCCTATTTAATTTCACCCCAGTTTTTACCTGATTCATAGTCTACCTTATTAGGTATCTCAAGTTCAACTGCTGATTCCATTATTTCCACTACTTTTATAGCTTCTTTATCATCTTTTATAGAAATATCCAACTCATCATGTACTTGAATATGAGGTATAATTCCTTCTTTATGTAATTCAACCATAGCTTTTTTAGTCATATCTGCTGCAGAACCTTGAATTAATTTGTTTAATGCTTTGTATGTAAAAGCTCTTCTTATTCCTGGTCCGTGTTCCTGGAGTGCTGCATCGTGTGTTAAAGGTTTATGAATACCAAATACTGCGGGTTCCCATAAATGAAACCGACACAATCTTCCAAGTAAAGTTCTAATCTGTCCACGATTTTGAGCTCTTCGTGATACTGCTTCCATAAGTTGTTTAACAAAAGGAACTTTATTATGATAAGTAGCAAATAATTCTGATGCTTTATCTTTACTTACTCCAAGTTCAGCTTGTAGTTTAGCTTTACCCATTCCATAAAATAAACCAAGGTTAATTGTTTTAGCTTGAGTTCTAGGTATGTCTGCCATTTCAGCTACAATTTTATGAAAATCTGCTTCTCCTTCTTTGTAAGATTCCATAACATCATAAACTCCAGGTAAGTTTTGAAGAGATGCATAGTGAACTACCAGTCTTGGTTCTTGTTGACTGTAGTCAAAACATCCCCATTTATGATCTTCTTCAGGAATAAATAAACTTCTAATTAATGGTCCAAGTTCCTTGTTTCGTGCAGGAATTTGTTGAAGATTTGGATTTGAATAAGAAAATCTACCGGTTACAGTTCCTCCATTATCAGATCTTAATTGGTTAATTTCTGAATGTATTCTTCCGTGATGTTCGTGTTTTATAATGGTGTCAATAAACGTAGTATGAGCTTTATTAATTTCTCTAGCTTGAGCAATTTTCTTTACTAAAGGATGTTGGTGATTTTGTAAAAAATTTTTAGTAAAAGATGGTGCTCCTGTTTTTTCTGTTCGATCATAAGGTAGTTTTAATTTATCAAACATTTTAGCAATAGAAGCCGCAGCCCATATTTGAGGTTCTACATTTGTTTCTTTTTTAATTTCGAACAATAATTGTTCTTCTTTTGTTGCTAGTTGTTTCTTAGTTTGGTTCGCTTTTTCAACTTGTACACGAACTCCTTTAAAACGCATATCAACTAGACAGGGAAATAAATCGGTTTCTAAATTAAAAATAGATTCAACGTCTTGGTTAATAATTTCTTGTTTAAGTTTTTGCCAAAGATCATAAGTAACTCTTGCATCTTTTTCTGCATAATTACCTACATAGAGAGCTGGTAGTCTCCACATATCTGCTTTAGGATTGATGCCCCATTCTTTAGCAGCAGTTTGAAGGGCAAGTTCATCTTTTCCATATCCTAAATATTCTTTGCCTACACTATTTAAATCATATCTCATTCTATTTTCATCAACGAGAGATGTGGCGATCATAGTGTCAACAATTAATCCATTAATTTCCATTCCCATTGAACGAATCCAACAAACATCATACATAGCATTATGAAATATTTTAACGGCATTATTTTTTAGAAGATCTTTAAACCAAGATAAAACTCTAGAAGGTTCCATATTACCTCCTCCTTCGTGATCAAAAGGAAAGTATCTACAATAGTCATTAGTCGCAACTGAAATACCTACAATTTTACCTTCTTGAATGACCGCACCTGAACCCATATGATGATTTAAATTAGGATCACAAGTTTCTAAATCAATAGCTATTTCATCATAACTATTTAAATTAGGCAGTTCTGTGGGTTTAACCCACTCTTTTTGTGCTTCAAATTTTGGAACAATCATATTCTGCTTTCCACTTTCTATAACCGTTTATCCATTTTTCTTGTTTAATTTCTGTAAAAGTTACTCCTCTAGGAGGGTGATAATGTCCTTCCATATTTTCATCAATATAGAAAAGTTTAACTCCTAATTTTTTTTGCAAAGTAGTCAGACTGCGATGAATAGGGTATCCATCTCTTTTTCTTTTTAGATAAGTTTTAACATCTAATAATTCTGTATCTCCTTTAGGGTGAGTTACAGAAATATCATAAGGACCGTGTTGTTCTACATTTTTACAAACGACACATCCTTTCTTTAAAAAATAAATAATTGCTCTTTTTTCATTAATCGTTCCTTTGGTACTTTGTTTCATTTTAATATACCCCATGAGTTATTTTTATTGGATGGTTTATTTTTAGATTCTTCTTTAGTAGTAGGAATTAATTGATAATCTCTTTCGAGTATCATTTCACAGTAATGAATTGCTTTCAATATATCTTCCTTTCCATTTTTCGCAGAATGCCTGCAGATGTATTTAATAGCATTTCCTTCAGCAAACAGCAACCTGTTCTTGTTTATAAACTCACTCGGTTGAATCCGCATTTTTTTGTAGTGGGATCCTCCTATTTGTTTATCGTATGAACTCATAAAACATACCAAAGGTTAAAAACAAAGCAGCACGCCCAAATAGCTACAAATGTTTTCCACCAATGTCTTTTTATTAACATCATATTTTATATTCCTTTCCTCTATCCTTTCCCCTAA